AGAGCCAGCAGAAATAGTAGAGCAAATGCACCATATGCGAGATAGCTTCTACCGATCTTTAAATACGTTTGACACGTTTGGTCGAGGTTGGACTAGAAGAAATGATGAGACTAAAGAGCAAGCACTTGAGCTTATACATTCATAAGTGTATGGTTATATAAACTACGAAAGAAATTACATAATGGATGTTGTAAAGTTCGCAAAGCATATGTATAAGTTGATCAAAGAGCGTGAGGATGATATATCTGAAGCACTTTGTAACAACACTCCTAAAGATTGGGAGACATATAAACTCATGGTAGGAGAGATACGAGGCCTCTCTTATGTTAGAAATGAATTAAAAGCCTTGCTGGAGAGAAACGCAGACGATGACGAAGACATTATATCTTCCTGACAACGTCGCGCAGAAAATAAATGAGGAACGATCCGCTGAAAAAAGCGAAGAAGGTCCCATTGATAGCGCTTATGTTGACGCAACTCAGAAGGTGTTGGATCCTTCTCTTTTAGATAAACCGTTACTTGATAGACTGCCTCAACCTACAGGTTGGAGAATTTTAGTTATGCCTTATCAAGGTAAAGCTACAACTCAAGGTGGTTTGTACATTCCTGAAGAAGTACGAGACAGAGAGGCTATTGCTACAGTAGTTTGTTACGTACTTAAAATAGGTCCACTAGCTTACAAAGATAAAGACAAGTTTGGAAAAGATTCCAATCCTTGGTGTAAAGAGGGAGATTGGGTTTGCATTGGCAGATACTCTGGATCTCGTTTTAAAATTGAAGGTGGTGAAGTTCGTATTATTAATGATGATGAGGTTATTGCAACCTTGTTAGAACCAGATGATATAAAACATATCTAGGAGAAGAAAATGGCAGAAGAAGAAAATCTAGAAGTGGAAGTGGAAGAGGGCGAATCAGTAGAAGTTTTACTTGAAGAACCTGAATCTAAAAAAAAATCTGAGGTTAAAACCTCTGAATCTGAGTTAGATGTACAAGTAGAGGCAGCGCCAGAACAGTCGTCTAAAGAAGATGAGATTTCTAAAGAAGAAAAAATTACTGAAAAAGAATTAGAAGAACACGGGCAAAAAGTTCAAACTCGTATTAATAAAATTACAGCAAAGTATCGTAAAGAAGAAAGAGATCGAGAAGAAGCTGTTAGGATTTCAAAACAACTGTTAGATGAAAACAATAAATTAAAATCTAGAGTTAAACAGTTAGACAGCGGTTACTTACAAGAGTATGGAGTAAGACTTCAATCTCAATCTGATTCTGCAAAACGTTTATACAAAGAGGCTCATGAACTAGGTGACGCTGATCAAATGATTGTTGCTCAAGAACAGTTGGCTAAAATTGCAGTAGAGCAACAAAGGTATGACTCTGCTAAAATGCGTGTCGATCAAGCTGCTCAACAACCAGTAGCTCAACAACAGGTAGCTCAACAACAGGTAGCTCAACAACCAGCTGTTCCTAAAGTTGATCCTAAAGCAGAAGAATGGGCAAAAACCAACACTTGGTTTGGTGATGATAAAATTATGACAAATGCAGTTTTAACCATTCATCAAGACCTTATTTCTGAAGAAGGGTTTGACGCGAACACAGATGAGTACTATAACGAATTAAATCGTCGAATGCGTACAGAGTTTCCGCATAAGTTTGAGACGAAGAAAAGATCGGGAGGGGGAAGTCAGGTCGCATCCGCTGGTTCCTCCGCATCTCGCAATAATAAACCGGGGCGCAGGTCGGTTAAATTATCTCATTCAGAGGTATCTATAGCAAAAAAACTAGGTGTACCACTTGAAGAATACGCTAAATATGTAAAAAGGTAAAATTATGACAGACAGAAAAACTCGTGCAAGCGAAACACGCGAAAAAGAAACGCGCAGAAAACCCTGGGCACCGCCCAGTCATCTTGATGCTCCAGAACCACCTGTTGGTTTTGTACATCGCTGGATAAGAACTGCTACTCGTGGAGAAGAGGATAAAACAAATGTTCATTCCAAACTTCGTGAAGGATGGGAACCCGTTCGTTCAGATGAATATCCGGATTTTGAAGCACCAACTATTGACGAAGGTCGATTTGCTGGTGTTATAGGAAATGGTGGCTTGATGCTGTGTCGCATACCTGTCGAAACTGCCCAAGAAAGAGCTGAATATTTCGGGAAGCTCACCCGCGAAAAAATGGTAGCTGTAGATCAGGATCTCATGAAGGAACAACATCCTTCAATGCCGATGACTAATAGTCGGCAAAGTCGTGTAACTTTCGGAGGTCGTGAACGCGAATCCGAATAATTATTGAGGTGCTATTATGGCAAATTCTAACGGTTCCTTCGGTCTCCGACCGATAGGAAAAATTGGTCAATCGACCAACTCTACCGGGATGACGGAATATCGCATAGCTTCTGATAACTCTAATCCAATATTCCAAGGCATGGCGGTTATACCGCTCGCTGCGGGTGTTATTGACGATCTACAAGCTGCGGCTGGTGGTAACGTCGCTATTGTAGGGGTTTTCGGAGGTTGTGAGTACGTTTCTTCAACTACTGGTGAGACAATATTTTCAAACTATTGGCCTGGTTCTGGCGCGGATTCTACATTCCCTGTCAAAGCCTTCTTGTACGATGATCCAAATCAATTGTTCACGATTGCAACATCTAACGTTGTTGCAGGACAGAACACTGAAGCGGAAGTTCGTACATCTGTATTCGCAAATATTGCTTTTGCTACGGGTAACAGTGGTTCTACAACTACTGGTATTTCTTCTGCAACAGCAGACTTGAATACAGTCGCAACCACCAACACATTGGCGTTAAGAATTATGGGCATCCAAGATGATCCAGACAATTCTGACTTCACTGCTGCTGGTATCCCACTAATCGTTCGTATAAACAACCACTTCAATGCGCCTACTGGCTCCATTGCAGCGGCCACTGTTTCTACGACTGGCGTATAGGAGACTAAGATATGGCTATATCACGCGCACAACTAGCGAAAGAGCTAGAGCCTGGTCTCAATGCCTTGTTTGGCATGGAGTACGACAGGTACGAGAACCAACACTCAGAAATTTATACTACTGAATCTTCAGATCGTGCATTTGAAGAAGAGGTAATGTTATCTGGGTTTGGAGCTGCACCTACTAAATCAGAAGGTTCAGCCGTCAACTTTGACGATGCTAACGAAGCATATACTGCTCGTTACAACCATGAAACTATTGCTTTAGCATTTTCGATTACGGAAGAAGCTATCGAGGATAATCTTTATGATCGCCTCGGAAGTCGTTACACCCGTGCTCTTGCTAGATCAATGTCTCACACCAAGCAGGTTAAAGCGGCTGCAGTATTGAACAATGCGTTCACTGCTGGGGCGTCAGCTGGAGGAGATGGAGTTGCACTTTGTGATGCTTCACATCCTTTAACTAATGGTGGCACGTTTGCAAATGAACCTAGCACTGCTGCTGATCTTAACGAAACTTCACTTGAAGATGCGTTAATCAGTATTGCTGGTTTTGTTGACGAGCGTGGTCTCAAAGTTGCACTACGTGGAACAAAACTAATTATCCCTCGTCAACTACAGTTTGTTGCAGAGAGACTAATGGTTTCAAATCTACGTGTGGGAACTGCGGACAATGATACAAACGCTATTCGTTCAATGGGTATGTTACCTGAAGGCTATGCCGTCAATGACTACCTTACTGACACAGATGCGTTTTTTATCATGACAGATGCTCCTCGTGGAATGATCCATTATGAGCGAATGGCCTTATCTACAGGCATGGAAGCGGACTTCGATACAGGTAACATGAGATTTAAAGCTCGTGAGCGTTACTCGTTCGGGTTTAGTGACCCTCGTTGTATCTTCGGATCACCAGGGGCATAATTCCACCCTCCCTGTGGAATGAATCGGGGCGGCTTATGTCGCCCCTTTTTTGTAACTTTAATAAGGAAAAAATTATGGATTGGATTAAAGGAAGATTAAAAGAGCCTTCAAGCTATGGAGCTGCGGCTGTCGTTGGTGTTGGTTTGGGTATTTTACTAACACTGCCAATATTAACTTGGGCAGGTATTATTTGCGCTATATTCGGATTGGTTCTTAAAGAAAAATCAAACGAATAAAATAGCCTTTCTTTTTACAAGAAGTTGGTGTATCGTAAAGACACCTTGACAGTTGCATCCCGCGACTGACTCTAGCCACGACGAGGAGACACACATGGCTAATACAACATTCTCAGGACCAGTCCGTTCCGAAAACGGATTTAAAGTAGTATCTAAAAACTCTACAACAGGTGCGTTCACTGATACAGCGGTTATTGCTTCAACAGGTATCGTTACTAACAAATATGTAAAACACGTCGGCTTTGCTACAGGTGTTACTGTTAACACTACTGCTGGCGATAGCCCAACAATTGGTGAGTTTACACAACCAGCGAACACAATTATCACTGACATTAAGATTTTTTGTGACGTTGCTCCGATTATTGGAGAAGGTGATATTGGTTACGAAGTTGGTACATCTTCTTCTGGCGCACAAATTGTTGCGGCTCAGACAGACGAAATACTGGATGCTGGTACAACCGTTGTTGTACACAACGTAACTGTGACTAGTTTGGTTCTTCAAACACAAGATGGTACAACTGCACCAGCTTCTGTTCAATATACAGACACCGCAAGAACTATTTACTGCAACATCACAAATACTGTCGATGCAACAACAGCAGGATCGTTCACATTCATCATCGAATATGTTCAAATCGCATAATTCTTAATTAGGTAGGGGGCAACCCCTGCCACTTTTATAAAGGAGAAACAAATGGCAGGATCTGATCTAACCCCCGTCATTATTAGCGACGAAGTAGCTTTAGATGCAGATGGGATTTCAACAGCAGCGTCAGTTGGTAACAATGCGGCTTTGACTATTGGTGGTGCTTTAGCTGATAGCGGAAGTGTTACAAACGCGTCTGGACGACAAGTTACAATTTTATCAGCGGGTAACGACAGCGGGATTTCTTTTACGGTGGTCGGTACAGATGTGAATGGATCAGCTTTAAGTGAGACTGTTACTGGAGCAAATGCTGGAACAGCAACAAGTTCGGGCTACTTTAAAACTATTACAAGTATAACGGCAGTGGGTAACCCAGCAGGTAATGTTTCAGCTGGAATTAACAACAATGCTCTTGGTGTTATTTTTGCAGGAAGATGTAGATTAAAAGGATTTTCTTTTGTTTCCGGTGGAACCGCAGGTAAAGCTAACATTAGAAAAACTGGTGCTACTGGAACTGAGTTAATACAGTTTCGATCAATTGGAACAGATAGCACTTCAGATGATCCGTTTATTCCTGAAGAAGGTGTGCTGTTTACAGATGGTTGTTATGTGACCTTTATCGTAGCGACTATGGATCTAATGATGTTTTACCACGCATAGGATCTAAGATGCCTTCTAAAGGAGAAATGCCGAAGCGTAATAAAAAGAATTTTCGCCCAACTAAAAAAGGTGCGGGGATGACTACGGCAGGTGTAAAGGCTTATCGAAGAAAGAATCCTGGTAGCAAGTTAAAGACAGCGGTTACGGGAAAGGTAAAGCCTGGCAGTAAGGATGCTAAACGACGTAAGTCATATTGTGCTCGTTCTGCTGGGCAAATGAAAAAATTTCCAAAAGCGGCTAAAGATCCCAACAGTCGTTTAAGGCAAGCTAGAAAGCGATGGAAATGTCGTTAATGTTAAAACAAATAGTTTCGGGTGTTATCATAGTTTTTGTCACAGGGGTTATGTCTTGGATGTGTCTCACCTTAATTTCACTTGATAAAACCAGTGCTGTAACTTCTTTTAAAGTTTCCGAAAACAATAAAATGATAAAAACTTTATGGGAAGATTTTATTAAAAGAAAAACTTCTAATGACTATAGCTCGATCACAGATCAGTAAACAAATTTCTAATCCTCCGAAAGGAAAAAATATGCCCAAAGATGCTTGTTATAAAAAAGTAAAAGCCAGATATAAGGTGTTTCCCTCTGCTTACGCTTCGGGAGCTATCGCGAAGTGTCGTAAAGTCGGTGCATCTAATTGGGGAAACAAAGTTAAAAAAGCAGAAGGTGGAATAATTTCTGCTATTGATAAACCTAAACGTCCATCTAAAAACTTTAAAGGAGGAGGTTTTATAGCGGCGGGTTGTGGACAGGTTCAAGAAAATAGACGTAAAGAAACTAGAACGTTTTAATGGCTGTTAGAAAAACAAAAAAAGGTTTAGCTTTAAAGAGATGGTTTAAAGAGGATTGGAAAGATGTCAAAACAGGAAAAGCGTGTGGTCGTAAAAAAGGAGAAAAGCGTGGTGTCCCGTATTGTAGGCCTACCAAAAGAGTTAGTAGCAAGACTCCTAAAACTTCTAAAGAAATGTCTGCCTCAGAAAAAAGTAGTAGAATTGCCCAAAAGAAAAGACTCGGTCAACCTAAAGGTAAACCGAGAAGAGTCAAAGCGACAAGTCGCAAAAAAAAGAAAGTCTAAGAAAAAGTAATGGCATATCTACAAAGTAACATTCCTTATTTTAAATGTTGGGTTCGTCGTGAATACACCCACAATCACGAGAAATATGAGGGTGAGTTTTTACATGCGATGGTTATTGCTGTTACAACAATGCCTAATAGATGTTTAAGTTTTCAACTTGTGTTTACTGGAAGTGAGGCTGATGGAGAAGAAGAAGACACAGTTCATGGGGGAGCTATGTGGGCAAGAATGCCAATTACCGCGTTAGTTGGTGATATGGTGTTAAAAGAATGGCCAGAACCAATGGACACGTATGATGCTCAACCTTGGGATTGTTCTTCACATCATCACTCAGTTTATGTTCTTGACAGGGCAACACCTTGTCCTTGGTTGGCGAAGATTAATGGAGAAATGTTTCCAGCAAAATATTTGTTTACTGTAGATTATACAGAGAGTGAAATAGCTGATGACCCTGCACAACACAAACAATCTCATGTGTTGCAGCTTTTAGATGCAGGTATTTGGACGGGTAATATAGTTGCATTGCCTAATAATCGTGTTCGTGTTACACATCCAGCATGGTTTCAAACAGGAGAGGGTGCACCCGATTTTAGGCCGTCACAACATATACACTATTCAAAATCGGATTTAGACTATACATTAGACGTTAATAGAATTTTTGATAACTTGTATAACGATGGAGAAAAAAATAATGAAGAAAGTTAATAAAGCAAAAAACCCTGGGCTTGCTAAGTTACCCACATCAGTACGCAACAATATGGGTTACATGAAAAATGGTGGTGTTGTTAAGCCTAAAGGTATGAAAAACGGCGGCAAGGTTAAGCCAAAGGGCATGAAAAATGGTGGCAAGGTTAAGCCAAAGGGTATGAGATATGGTGGCAAGGTTAAGCCTAAAGGTATGAAAAACGGCGGCGTTATTAACTCTAAAGGTACAAGTACTGGTGGTGTTCAAATTTCTGGAAAAGGTTTTAAAGGTGAGTTTTAAATGGCAACTTCCGGTTCAAGAGATTTTAATTTAGATGTAGCAGAGGTTATTGAAGAAGCATATGAAAGGTGTGGGCTAGAAGTTCGCACTGGATATGATGCAAGATCTGCTAGACGTTCTTTAAATTTAATGTTTGCGGACTGGGCTAATAGAGGTTTAAATCTTTGGACAGTTTCTAATGGTACAGTAACATTAACTAAAGGTACTGCTACAATAACTCTTGATACAGATGTTGTTAGTATTTTAGAGGTTGTGTTGCGTAGAGACGGCACTGACTACACATTAGATGAAATTAGTAGGGGTGATTATGTCACTCTTCCAAATAAAACTACTCAAGGTAGGCCTAGTCAATTTTGGTTTAACAGGCAAATTGCACCAGTAATAAATCTTTGGGCTGTTCCTGAAAACTCTACTGACCAAGTTATTTATTATTATGTTAGAAGACTAGAAGATGCAGATACTTTGGTAAATACTACTGACCTTCCGTTCAGGTTTTATCCTTGTATGGTTGCTGGATTAGCTTACTATATGGCTATGAAACGTGCTCCTGATAGACTACAGTTTTTAAAAGCTGTTTATGAAGAAGAGTTTCAAAGAGCAGCGGAAGAAGATGAGCAAAGAGTTTCGCTTAAATTACAACCGAGTGCTAGTTATTTGAGGAATTAATGGCATACGCAGCAGGAAAAAAAACGTGGGGTATATCAGACAGGTCTGGTTTCAGGTATCGTTTAAACGAGATGAGAGAAGAGTGGACTGGAGCGTTAGTGGGTCCAGATGAATTTGATCCTAAACAGCCACAGCTATATGCTCCTCATATAGGCTCTGATCCTCAAGCAGTTAAAAATCCAAGACCTCCTAATAACAAAATAAACGCAGAAATTAAATTTCCTGCTTTTAATTTAACTACATTAGAATATGATTTAATTCCTTTATGTAAAGGGCAACTTGGAACAGTTACGGTAGGAACATCATGAGTTATACATTTGGAACGTTAAAAACAGCTATTCAAAATTACACTGATAATTCAGAAACAACTTTTGTTTCATCATTGCCAGACTTTATAGAGTCCGCAGAGCAACGAATTTTAAACGCTGTAGACTTACAATACTTTAGAAAAAATGCAACAGGAACTACTACTTCAGGTAATCAATTCTTACTTGTTCCAACTGATTACTTGGCTTCTTTTAGTTTATCTTTTGAAGTTTCTAGTTCTAAAACTTTTCTTTTACAAAAGGATGTAAACTTTCTCCAAGAGTACACACCTAATCCAGCAACGACAGGGGCACCTATTTATTATGCGTACTTTGATAATAATTCTTTTTTACTAGCTCCAACTCCGGATGCGTCATATACAACAGAGCTTCATTACTTCTACAGGCCTGCTAGTCTTACTTCTGGGTCGGACTCTGGTACAACCTGGTTAAGTACGAACGCTCCTAATGCAATGTTATATGGAACTTTAGTTGAAGCCTACATATTTATGAAAGGCGAACCTGATATGATGAATCTATATCAAGAAAGGTTTAATGAATCATTGATAAGATTAAAAGATTATGGTGAGGCTCGTGAGAACTCTGATGCATACCGAAGAGGCTTGGTAGAAAGAGAGCGAACATGAAGATAGCTATTGTAGGTTTAGGTAATAGCTGTGCTGATTACATAACGTCACGTATATGCTCTGAAGTTTATGATGAGACGTGGGGGATTAATTCTATTGGTGGTATAATACAAGTTGACAGAACGTTTATGATGGATCCTGTCTCTAGATTTTTAGATACAAATTATGCTGGAACACAAACAGGGATTGCAAGAGAGTTCTTGGCGAAAAACACGAAACCTATTGTTACTTGTGAACTTGATGACAGAGTGGATCATTTAGAAGAATACCCACTTGAGAAAGTAATAAAAGAATTAAACATTTGTTATTTTAACAACACAGTGGCTTATGCAATTGCTTACGCTATATGGTATAGAGCTACAGAAATATGCCTATATGGAATAGATTATAGCTATAAAAACGTAAAGATAGCTGAAGCTGGTCGAGCGTGTTGCGAATTTTGGTGTGCAATTGCTGTATCAAAAGGTGTTAAGGTAGAGGTTGCCCATAGTTCTGGCTTGTTAGATACAAATATACCGGAGAATGAAAAGCTTTATGGGTATCATAGACTTGAAGATCCTTTGGTTCAAACGTTTAACAACGAAGGACTTTTAATTACAAAGCAATCTGAGTATATTCCTCCAGAACCTTCAGAACCCTTAGACATAGAACCTGTTTTAATAGGAAGACATGACTTACATAAATTAAATGGAAAAGAAAAACATGCTTAGTGAAGACATACAATCAACGGTAGGCTCTGTCGGAGTAGTAACATCTAGTAATGGTGGTTACTCCAATGATCAAATTGCAGAGATGGCAACAAAAAAAATTGTTTCTGTATCTGAAACAGCGCCAGAACCTATTCGACAACAAGCACATGTCTTTGCAAATAATGTTCGTAATCTTTTACACAATTATATAGAGTTGGCTAAAAAAGAAGAACGTGCTACTATATGTCATAAATTACGTGAGGCGGGTCACAAAGACTTAGCAGAAGCTATAAGGAGAATGTAATGGCTATAACACAAGCAATGTGTACTTCGTTCAAAAAAGAACTTTTGACTGCTACACATAATTTTGCAACAAATGGTAATGCTTTTAAACTGGCGTTATATACAAGTTCGGCAACAATGGGTGCCACAACCACCGCTTATTCTACATCTCAAGAAGTTAGTAATAGTGGAAGTTATGCGGCAGGTGGAGGCGCTTTAACAAAAGTCGCACCTACATCTAGTGGAACAACAGGGTTTACAGATTTTGCAGACCTTAGTTTTACCACAGCGACTATAACTGCTCGTGGTGCATTAATATATAACGATACAAATAGTGATAAAGCCGTCTGTGTATTAGACTTTGGTGGTGATAAATCATCAAGTTCTGGAACTTTTACGATACAATTTCCAGCAGCTAGTGCAAGTGCGGCTATTATTAGAATAGCTTAATGGAGTAATTAATGCCGACGCAAACAGGTTGGGGACGCGGTACATGGGGAGAAGGAGCTTGGGGTTCTGTTCTTCCTGTTACAGTAACGGGCGTCGCGGCAACGGGTGCGGTAGGTAATGAATCCGTCCTTGCAAGCGCATTGGTTATTCCAACTGGTGTTGCAGCAACAGGCGCAGTTGGAACTGTTCTTGCCGCTGGTGGAGCAGTTGTCACAGAAACAGGTTTAACGGGAACTATTGGTTTTGGCGACGAACAAGTTGTTGGCACCGCAGTAGTAAGCCCAACTGGTGTTTCTGCAACCAGCGCAGTTGGTAATGAATCTATTGTTACAACCGGAACTGTTACACTAACTGGTGTTTCTGCAACCGGAACAATTGGAGACGTTAGTGTTCAAGAAGGCGTTAATGTTTACCCAACGGGTGTTACAGCAACAGGCCAAATTGGAGAACCAAATGTATGGGGATTAATTATTCCTTCACAAACACCTAATTGGAGTGGTATAACGGCTTCACAAACACCTGATTGGAGTGATATAGCAGTTTCACAAACCCCCGCGTGGACAGAAATAATAGCGGCATAAGGATTTAAAAATGGCAAGCACCTATGTAAATAACCTCAGACTTAACGAGATGGCTACTGGCGATGGATCTGGTACTTGGGGTACAACAACAAACACAAACTTAGAAATAATTGGCCAAGCAACAGCCTGGGGAACCAGAGCTATTGCAAACGCCTCGACAGATAATATTACAATTGCGGACGGTGCGTTAGACGCGGACAGGTGCCTTGGGTTAAAACTTACAGGTGGCGGTCAAGCGTGTACGGTTACACTTCTGCCAAACACAAGTTCCAAAACTTGGTTCATGTATAACGCAACCAGCTACACACTAACGTTTACTTGCGGTAGCGGTGCTAATGTAGCGATTCCAGCAGGGCAGACCAAGGTTATTGCAACGGATGGTCTAGGTTCGGGTGGCGTGGTTCACGATTTACTTACAGATGTCAGTATGGCTGGAGATGTATTTGTCGCTAACACTCTAAATGTGGCAGGTGACACAGCCG